AATTATAGCGGTGATTTTGGATTGGTCGTTGGTATAGGATCAACTGCTATTGTAGGAGTTGCATCTACAGCACTTATATTTGAGTTATTAATTCCAGATAATTCTATTTTGAGAGATACTGTAGTTACTGGAACTGCGGTTACTGTGAGTGAAATAAGTGCAAATGATTACTTTGTCGTTAGAGAATCTAATATTGGCAGACCTTCTGATTCTCTTGGATTCTTAACTACATCTGGATATACTTCATCGGATATTGTTGGTGTTGGAACAACTGCTCTTGATAATGTATACAGGGCACTTAAATCAGAAACAGTTAAGAAATTTGTTTATGGTATAGGTGATGTCTTTGTTAGAGAGATTACTGTTGGAGTTTCAGATTATGGTGGATATGATTATTCAACTAGTTTAACTACTTTTGATCAAACAATAGTTACTTTCGATTCTACAACTACATCTTTTGATAATTTTGTATTCCGTAATTATTTCGGAGTTTATAGTTGGGGTAGAATTGATTGTGATGCTAGAACATCAACACAAGAGTTTCCATTCTATAATCAAAATGGAGTATCGGGCATTCCAACCTCTTCTTATGTGATGAGGAATATACCACTGAAGTATAAAGACTATATTGCTTAAAATCTAAATAACTAGTAAAAGGTCAATTAACTAATGGCAAAGTTAGGAATAAATACAGGTTCTTCCGCTAATGATGGAACAGGCGATGGCTTGAGATTAGGTGGTGGAAAAGTTAATGACAATTTTGATGAAATTTACTCTGCTATAGGTGATGGTTCTACTTTAAGAATTGGTACGGGAAGTACTTGTGCTATAACTGTCGGAGAATCTCAAGTCGGAATTGGTAGTACTATTCCTGCTCATTTATTGGATGTTAGAGGTGGAATAGGTGTTACAGATATTAGTATAAGTGGTATTGCTACTGTTGTAGATCTTCGTGGTGTTACTGCTATAGATGCTACCACAACAGCAACCATATATCAGGTGATCATGGATTCTATATTATTTCGGAGTCCATAATGGCAAAGTTAGGAATAAATACGGGTTCTTCCGCTAATGATGGAACAGGCGATGGCTTGAGATTAGGTGGTGGAAAAGTTAATGCCAATTTTGATGAAGTTTATTCTTCTATTGGTGATGGTTCTACTTTAAGAATTGGTACGGGAAGTACTTGTGCTATTACCATAGGAGAATCATTTGTTGGAATTGGTAGTACTATTCCTGCTCATTTATTAGATGTAAGAGGTGGAATAGGTGCTACAAATATTAGTATAAGTGGTATTGCTACTGTTGTGGATCTTCGTGGCGTAACTGCTATAGATGCTACCACAACAGCAACCATTGAAGCTGCAACAGCAGGAATGCCTAATGAATTTGAATATATTAATGTTACTGGAATGGGTACTATTGCTAATTTCAGGTCAGGAATTAGTACTATTACAACATCTGTAGAAGTAGGCACTGCAGTAACTATTGCGCCTACAGGAATTAATGTAGCAGGTGTTTCTACTTTAGCTGGATCCGTAACTATGGATTCTGCTGTAGTTGGATCAGCAGTTACTATTGGTGCTTCTGGTATTAGTATAAGTGGTATTGCTACTGTTGTAGGTCTTACTTCTCCAACTATTACTGCCACAACATCAACTCTTGTAGGTTCTGCTGTTACTACAGATTCTGGAGGTATTAGAGTTGCTGGTGTTGTAACTGCTACTAGTTTTATTGGTAAATACTTTGACGGTACTGTGATTGGTGATGTACAAGTAGGAACTTCTCTTACTGCTTATTCTCACGGTGTAGTTACTAGTGGTATTGTAACTGCACAAGGTGGATTCATTACTGGTTCTGGTACAACAGCAGTCCAAATGTCAATATCTGGAAACAATCTCCTCTTTACTGTTGTGGGAATAGGTACAACCCACTTAGTTCTCGTACCATAAATAACTAAAAAATTATAAAAAATGGCCGCAATTATAACCGACCAAATTAGAATTTTGAACGCAAGGAATTTTCTTGCTGGAATAACCACGACAGATAATTCGTATTATTCTTTTATTGGTTTACCAAATCCGTCAGACATTCAGAGTGATTGGGATAATAATCCTCCTGCTCCTATTGACAGTTTTGATGATGAAAATGAATATTGGGAAACAATTATTGCACTGAAGAAGATTAATTCTGGCGATGTTAAACTAGTAATTCCCAAAATTGCTTGGAGATCTGGTAACAAATATGATATGTATCGCCACGATTACAGTGTTTCTAATACTGCTCCAATATCGGGTTCGACTAATTTGTATGGATCGTCATTTTATGTAATGAATAGTGATTATAGAGTTTATGCTTGTTTGCAAAATGGCACTACACCGGAAACTCCAAATGGAAGTCCTTCTCTTGATGAACCAAAATTTATTGATTTAGAACCAAGAACGGCAGGTACTAGTGGTGATGGATATGTTTGGAAATATCTTTATACAATTAATCCTTCAGATATTGTAAAATTTGATTCAACTAATTATTTACCAGTTCCTAGTGATTGGGCAACTTCGGATACATATAGTTCAGTTCGTAATAATGCTGTTGGTGGATCTCTTAAAATTGCCACTATTACGAATAGAGGAGTTGGTCTTGGAACTGCTGGTGTAGTTTATACAAAAGTTCCAATCAATGGAGATGGAACAGGAGCAGAATGTACTGTTTCTATTAATAATGATTCACAAGTTGACTCTGTGGTTATATCAAATCAAGGTTCTGGATATACGTGGGGAAATATTGATTTAGTTAAAGGTGGAGTTCCAACAGGAATTACCCGACCATCATTTGATGTTATTATTCCTCCGCAAGGTGGGCATGGATTTGATGTCTACAGAGAATTGGGTTCAAGAAATGTCCTTATGTACTCTAGATTTGAAAATGATATTCAAAATCCGGATTTTATTACAGGAAATCAAGTTTCAAGAGTTGGTATTATTGAAAATCCTAAAGCATATGGATCTTCAGCAGTTTTATCACTTGATAAAGCCAGTGCGGTTCAAGCTCTTAGATTAACTGGAATTGGTTATAGTTCAGCAACTTTTGCGGCAGATTCTTTCGTCACTCAAGTAGTTTCTACAGGAACAACTGCTGTTGCGAGAGTTGTTAATTATGATCAAGCAACGGGAGTATTAAAAGTCTGGCAAGACAGAACAATGTCAGGATTTAATACTGTTGGAGTTGCGATAACGAATCCTGAATATGGATTTGTTCAAAATGAGTTCTCTTCATCTCCTGGTAGTGGCGGAGCATTAACTATTATTGGTGGATCAGTTGTCGAAGGATTGTCAATCGATGATACTTTTACTGGTGTCTCAACCGTAATAAATAATAGGACATACTACCTTGGTCAATCATTTGTAAATGGAATTGCAAATCCCGAAGTCACAAAAGATTCTGGTAACGTAATTTATGTGGATAATAGACCATCCGTCACGCGGTCTGCCAATCAAAAAGAAGATGTCAAGGTTATATTGCAGTTCTAAAGAATTATGTCTCAAATAACAAATCTAAACGTATCACCTTATTATGATGATTTTGATCCCACTGACAATTTTCATAGAGTGTTATTTAAGCCTGGATACCCCGTCCAGGCTAGAGAATTAACGTCTCTTCAATCTATTTTACAAAATCAAATAGAAAGATTTGGACAACATTTCTTTAAGGAAGGTGCGAAAGTAATACCAGGTAATACTGCTTATAATCGAAATTATCATGCTATTGAACTCAATAATACTTATCAGGGAGTTCCAGTAGATGCTTATACTGATCAATTAATAGGATCAAAAATTACTGGTAAGAGAACTGGAGTAACTGCTGTTGTTCATAGTGTTTTATTATCATCCGATTCGGAGAGAGGAAATACAACATTATATGTAACTTATATTGCTTCAAGTAATCAAGATAATACAACTTCTGTATTTGCCAGTGGTGAATCATTGAGCTCAGAAGTTCAAATTTTAAGTGGTCTCCTTGGTAATAGTTCATTTGCTCCTGGAGAAACTTTTGCAATTACTGCTGCTACGAATGCATCTTCAGTAGGATCTTCTTTCTCAATCATTAATGGTGTCTATTTTATTAGAGGAAATTTTGTAAATGTAGATGATGAGACTTTAGTTCTTGATCAATATTCTAATACTCCCAGTTATAGAATAGGTTTTTATATTAACGAAGAAATTATTACTTCTGATCAAGATGAATCTTTAACTGATAATTCAACCGGATTTAATAATTATGCTGCTCCAGGTGCTGATAGACTCAGACTATCGGTATCGCTTTTCAAAAAACCTTTAACTAATTTAAATGACCAAAATTTCATTGAATTAGCAGTTGTTGAAAATGGTATTTTAAGAACAAAAAGTGTAGAAACTCAATATTCTGTAGTTAGTGATGAATTAGCAAGAAGAACATATGATGAATCGGGTCATTATGTTATAACTCCTTTTGATGTTAAGGTTAGAGAATCCCTGAATGATAATATGGGTAATAATGGAGTTTTGGAGGAAGGACAACTTACTTCTGCAGGGACTCCGGTAGATGATGATCTAGCATTATATCAAATTTCTCCAGGAAAGGCATTTGTTAAAGGGTATGAAATTGAAACCATTACTTCGACTAATGCAGATTGTCCAAAACCAAGAGTCACAAAAACTATTGAAGATGAAGCATTATTTTATAATACTGGATCTACAATAAGATTGAATAGAGTTTTTGGAACTCCTCTTGTAGGAATAGGTAATACATATGTTCTTAGTTTAAGAGATTCTAGAGTAGGATCCGCACAAACTACCCCAGCAGGAAATGAAATTGGACTAGCAAGAGTTTATGATTTTAAATTAGAATCTGGTTCATATAGTCTTAAAAATGATGATTTAAATGAGTGGAACATTGCTCTTTATGATGTTCAGACTATTACACAGGTTACATTAAATGAGAATATTACATTAACCACACCAGTTGTTGTAAAAGGAAAAAATAGTGATGCGACTGCATATCTTAAAGATAGTGTAAGTGGTACTAATGTTCTTGATCTTTATGATAAATCAGGAACTTTTATGCTGAATGAGGCATTTGAGTTTAATGGAACTGATAATGGAAGAGTTGCAATTGCTATCACGAATTATGGAATATCAGATGTTGCATCTATCCATGGAAATATTGGTGGAGTTGTTGGTGTAGGAACTACATTTAGTGCTGATACAATTCCGTCTAAAAAGTTTAATATAGGTCTTGTAACTACTACTAATGTTGATGGACAAGGAATATGTACAGCATATGGTTCAAATAGCGCATTTCCTGGTAGTCTTTATAATGGCGATTTAATTTCTTACAATTCTTTTGTTTATGTTAGTGGTGGAGCAGTAGGTACTGAAATACCGAAATATGCTAAAGTTGTAAGTGTTGGTTCTACTGCCATAACACTTACTGGTGTTACTACTGTTACTGATATATGTGATGGAGGACTACCAGCAACTGCAGCAACGCTGTATGATGTTGAGGTGATAGGAACAAAATTAGTATCTTCTAGCGATAATACACTTTATAGTGCACTTCCAAGAGCAAATATCTCTACAGTAAATCTTGAAGATTCTTATATCATAATAAGAAAATCTGAGACAGTAACTATTGCAGGGAATCAATTAGCAACACCTATTACTGCGGGTGTAAATGAAACTTTCCAACCATTTGATGAAGAAAGATATTCATTGATTAGGTCCGATGGATCTACAGAATTATTAACTGCAGATAAATTTGGATTTAGTGCTGCTTCAACATCACTTCAAATTTATAATTTAGGAGCAGCTGATGGTGCAGCAAGACTAACATATACGTTGAAGAAAACTAAACCCAAAGCAAAGAAAAAGAGAAAAAATAGAGTTAATACAGTTATAATTGATAAATCCACTCTTGAAGGATCTGGTTCTGGTGATGGAACTCTTGATGATGGATTAACATATGGTAGTTATCCATATGGAACAAGAGTTCAAGATGATAAAATTTCACTAAATCTTGCTGATCTTGTTGAAGTTCATGGCATTTATGAATCAACAGATATTACAGAACCTTCTGCGCCTACGGTTATATTGTCTTCTATTTCTGGACCTGCAGGTAATACATCAGATCTTATACTTGGTGAAAAAATTATAGGTCAGAATAGTAAAGCAATTGGTATTGTTGCGACAAAACTTACAGATTCTCAAGTTGCATTTATTCCCAAAAATTCATATAATTTAAGAGAAGGTGAAGTTGTAAAATTTGAAGAATCTAAAATTCAAGCAACAGTTTCTCAATTAAATGAATCTAGTTTTAATATTTCAAAACATTATAGTTATACTGCTGGACAGCGTGGATCTTTCTATGACTATGGATCTATAAACAGAAAAGATGATTTTGAAGCACCTACAAAGCAGTTGAAAATTTATTTTTCAAATGGATATTATGATTCCAGCGATGATGGAGATATTACAACAGTTGATTCATACACCGAATCATTTGATTATACTACTGACATTAAATTTATAAATGGAGAGAGATTAACTGATATTATTGACATTAGACCGAAAGTTTCTACTTATACAGTTGCTGCAGACGCAAGGTCTCCGTTTGAGTTTTATGGTAGAACATTTAATGAAGCAGGAAATTCTGCTGCAAATATTTTAGCATCAGACGAATCTCTTAATTTCACATATTCATTCTATCTTGCAAGAATAGATAGAATTTATCTCACTAAGGATGGAAAATTCCAAATTCAATATGGAGATTCGGCAGAAATTCCAGATTTGCCCGTACCAATTGATAATGCAATTGAAATTGCAAGAATAAATCTTCCTCCATATCTTTATCAACCTTCTCAAGCTTCAATTGATTTTATGGAGCATAAGAGATATAGAATGGTCGATATTAGACAACTTGAGAAGAGAATTAAAAATCTTGAATATTATACATCATTAAGTCTACTTGAAACAAACACTGCTAATATGTTTGTTGCTGATAGTCAAGGTTTGAATAGATTTAAATCTGGATTCTTTGTTGATAACTTTACTAATGCAAGAACTCAAGAGAATGAACTTCCTTATAAAAATAGTATTGATATTGGAAATAAAACATTAAAACCTCAACATTATACAAATTCAATTGATCTTATTCAAGGTCCTGTTGTTAATGTTGATCCTACAGAGGATTTAGCATTCAGGTCTCCCGAAGGTATTAATATAAGAAAAACTTCTGATGTAATTACTCTTGATTATGCTGAAGTTGAATGGTTATCTCAAAATTTTGCTACTAGAACTGAAAGTGTAACACCATTTTTGGTAAGTTTTTGGCAAGGTTCGCTTACATTAACACCTGCCACAGATACTTGGATTGATACTACAAGATTAGAAGCAAAGATTATTAAAGCTGAAGGTGATTATAATGAAACCATGAGAGATATGGTTGAAAATAATAATGTTGATCCACAAACTGGATTTGCTCCTACTATTTGGAATGCATGGGAAACCAATTGGACGGGAAGTGATGTTACGACATCCACAAGAATCAGAACGATTAGGAGTGGTAGAGTACCATCTAATCGTGGCCATGGTGGTACGTCTCGCCAACGGACAATTAATTATACACTGACAAATACAGTTATTCAAGAAACGTTAAGAGAACAAAGAGATACTGGTGTAAGATCAAGAACTGGAAGTAGACTTAGTGTTACTGAACAATGGGATAATACTTCTGTTGGAGATAGAGTTGTAAGTAGAGATGCTGTTCCTTATATGAGGTCCAGAAATATTCAATTTGTTAATAAGAAAGTTAAACCACTTACAAAAATGTTTGCTTTCTTTGATGGAATGAATGTAACTAGATTCTGTGTTCCAAAACTTCTTGAAATTTCTATGACTTCTGGCACATTTGATGTTGGAGAAACTGTAATTGGAACTGCACAGCGAATGGGTGTTGGACCTAATTGGGAAGCATCAAGTCCAAAAATAACATTCAGAACTGCACGATCAAATCATAAGTCTGGTGAATATAATTTTCCTACAACCACATATAAGCAAAACCCATATAATTCACGGCCACTTGCTGAATCTTATTCATCATCATCAACAACTTTGAATATTGATACATTCTCATTACAAGAACAGGCACAAGGTGAGTATTTTGGTTGGGTTGAACCAGGAATGATTCTTGTTGGGCAAACAAGTGGTGCTCAAGCAACAATTACAGACCATAGATTGATTTCTGATATAGCTGCAGACTTAAATGGTAGTTTCTTTATTCCTAATCCGAATATTGAGACAAATCCAAAATTTGAAGCGGGAACAAAAGTACTTACTTTTGTTAATGATAGCGCAAACAATCAAGAAACTGCGACTACAATTTCTGAAGAAGGATACAATGCAACAGGAACTCTTGAAACAGTACAGGAAAATATTATTTCTGTGAGGAATGCAAGAGTTCAAAATAAACTTACATTTGAAGATCACGCAGTTAATAGAACAACTGGAATGCAAGTTATTCAGACTAGAACTCTGAGTAGTCATACATCACGTCATAGTATGACTCAATATTATGATCCTTTGGCGCAATCATTCTTAGTTGATGAAGAAGGTGGTATCTTTATTACAAGATGTGACATATTCTTTAGGAGTAAGGATGATGATAATATTCCAGTAACTCTTCAGATTAGAACAATGAAGGAGGGAACACCAACACAAAAGGTTTTACCATTCTCCGAAATTATTTTAAATCCAGATGATATTACTACTTCTGGAGATGGATCTGTTGCGACACCATTTGTATTTGATGCTCCTGTTTATCTTGACGGAAATGATGAATATGCTATTTGTGTAGCATCAAATTCTACTAAGTATAGCGTTTATATTTCTAGAATTGGTGAAAATGATCTCTTAACTGATGCATTTATCTCAAACCAACCATATCTTGGTTCACTCTTTAAATCACAGAATGCTTCTACTTGGGAACCCAGTCAATGGGAAGATTTGAAGTTTGTTCTTTATAGAGCAGATTTTGTTGATAAAGGTACAGTTGAGTTTTATAATCCTGCATTAAGTGAAGGAAATGGACAAATTCCAACATTGATGGAT